GCGCTGGCCGTGACCAGCCGAGAGTATTGGCACAAGCGCTATCCGACAGACCGGGCGGACTTTCGAGCAAAGTTGAGTGCCAACACCTCGTCAGGACGCTGGCGCGAGTACAGGATGCCGGTGGCGGCGCAGTCGGCATCCCGACTGGTGGCACTCGCCATCGGCCATGCAGCAGAGGTGCAACGCCTGCTCAATTGCGTCACGCACATCGGCAAAAAAGGCAGCATGGGATATGGCCGCGTACTGCGCTGGTCGGTGACCGAGACGCCTGACATCACGCCGGAAGACATTCTGTCACGCCGCCCTGTACCTGTGGCATCCGGACTACGGCATGGTGACCTGGTGCCTATGCGCGGATGGACGCCGCCGTACTGGTACGCGCCGCACTGGGATGAGTGTGTAGCATGACACCGATGCAGCGCGCAGGATGGCTCGCATACGCCAGCACGGGAGCATATCTCCGGCGCATCGAGCGCACCGCGGCTCTGATGTGCGCCCACCCAGGCTTTGCCGTGTCTGTGAGTTGGGGCAAGGACTCTGTCGCCATGCTGCACCTCGCCGCCACGAAGATCGGCCATGTCGTTGCCGTGCATGGTCGCTACTCTCGGCACGATGAACTGCCCGACATACCAGTCGTGCGTGACTCGGTGCTGGAGATGCTCGGCGATCGCGTCACCTACATCGAGGTGCCGGTCTGGGGCGACTGGGAGCTGTACCAGCGCGCCGGGAGGTTTTTCTGGGAGCCAGAGACGCCGGAGGATCGCGCACTCCTGCGCGAGTGGAAGCAGGACTTCGTGCAAGCGATAGAGAGTGCTGCCAAAAAAGCCGGAGCGCGCGGCATGATGATCGGTATGTGCGCTCATGAGAGCAAGGCGCGACGGCTCAATGTGGCCGTGCGTGGCGAGGCATACCAAGTTACGGACAGGTTGCCGACGCTTTTGCCTCTGGCGCGATGGAGCGCTGACGACGTGTGCGCCTACCATGCGGCCAATGGCCTGCCGTGGTTGCACATCTATGACGTCGCAGCTGATCCACGCACCGCCAGATCAGAGCTGTCTTTTGCCTCCTGGTGCGTGGACGCCATACGGAGACATGGTGCATTGACTGAGTGGGAGTCCGCATACCCTAACTTGGTGAGGCAATGGTTGGCGACACACAGTTAATAAATAGCATTACTCATCCATGAACACACCCTTAACCCCCTCCGCCCGCGCCATCATGTCCGCCGCCTGTGCCCGCGCCCTGCGCCCGCGCGAGCGCCTGACGGTGAGTCAGTGGGCGGACAAGCACCGCATCCTGACCAGCAAGCAGTCAGGCGAGACGGGCCGCTGGCGCACGTCGCGCAACCCGATTTTGAGAGAAATCATGGATTGCCTGTCGGTGCATTCACCAGTGCGCGAGATCGTTGTCATGAAATCCTCCCAGGTTGGCGTTACCGAGATGACCGTGAACTGGATCGGCTACATCATCGAGCACGCGCATTATCCGGCGATGGTGCTCATGCCCACGCTGGAAAGCCGCGACACCTGGAAGGCGCAGAAGCTCAACCCGCTGCTAACCGACACCGTTTGCATCCGCGACATTCTCGGCGGCATCCGTTCGCGCGACGCGGCGAACAGCAAGGACATGATCGACTACCCGGGCGGGATCCTGTTCCTGGCCGGCGGCAATTCGCCAAACAGCTACGCGCAGAAGTCGGTGCGCTTCCTGATGCTGGACGACCTCGACCGCTTTCCGATGGAGATCGGAGAAGAGGGTGATCCGGTAGAGTTGGCGCGTTCGCGCGTCAAGGCGTTCCCGCGACACAAAATCCTGCTGGCCAGCACCCCGACGCTGAAAGGCGCATCGCTGATCGAGCGCGAATTCGAGGCGGGCGACATGCGCCGGTATCATGTGGAATGTCCGCACTGCGGCGAGCGCCAGGTGCTGCGCTGGAGCAACGTCAAGGCAAACGTTACGTTGACGTCTGCGTGGTACACCTGCGAACACAACGGATGCTGCATCGAAGAACACCATAAGCCCGCCATGCTGGCGGGCGGCATCTGGATACCGGAAAAGCCAGAAGTCAAAAACCGCCGCAGCTACCACCTCAGCGCGCTGTATGCGCCCATCGGCCTCGGCCCTTCGTGGCTCGACCTGATGATCCAGTTCAAGCGCATCTATAAAGACCCGCAGCAGCTCAAGACCTTCATCAACACCAACCTGGGCGAAAGCTGGGAAGACCAGACCGACAAGCTCAAACCGCACGATCTGGCCAAGCGCGCCGGCAACTATCAGCAAGGTGAAATCCCGCCTGGATGCCTCGCCATCACGATGGGCATCGACACGCAGGACAACTGGATCGAATACACACGCCTCGGCTGGGGCGCGGAAGGACGTCACTGGATCATCGACCACGGACAGATCCAAGGAGACACCACCAAGCCGCAGGTATGGGACGAACTCGAAGCCGAAATCCACAAGCCGATGGTCAACGCCTTCGGACGCGAGATGCGCCTGCACGCCGCAGCGATCGACAGCCGCGGTCACCGTACCGAGCAGGTCAAGGACTTCGTCATGCGCACCACGCACAAGGTGCGCATCTATGCAGTGCAGGGCAGCACCACGCGCATGGGTCGCGCCATCGCCCAGACTGGCAGCAGCCCTGCCAAGACCCGCACCGGCAAGGTCATCCGCCACGGGTACATGGTGTGGAACGTCGGCACCGAGCACTGCAAGGACTTCATCTTCGCCCACCTCGCCGCCGACGGCGAACGCCCAGAAGCCGAGCGCGTGTTCAATTTTCCGCAAGGGCTGGACGACACCTACTACGACGGCGTGCTGTCCGAAACCTACGACCCGGAAAAGAAACGCTACGTGCAGCGCCTAGGTGCGCGCTACAAGCGCAACGAACCGCTGGACACCCTGGTGTATGCCTGGGCCATCGGCCAGCACCGCGACGTCAACATCGGGCGCGGACGCACCGGGCGTCCGGATCCGAAATATTGGGAGCGTCTGGCGCTGATGCTCGAGAGCGTAGAGGGAGAGCCGGTGGAAGCGAAGAAGAAAGATGTGCCGCTGCAGACGCCGGCCGAGCAGAGGCTGGTGCCGCGCGCGGTGCGGCGCAGGGGCAGCAATTTTAGTGTGAAGGGGTGGTGAAATGGACGAGATCGACAAAGGGCAGGAACGTGAACAGGAAGACCGCGACTATGCTTTGCAGGAGGTGCGCCGCGCTGCGGCAGCCATCCCGGGTGGAAGCCCTGGCGAGTGCGAGCTGTGCGGCGAATGGAATGGGCGTTTGGTGGATGGTGCCTGCGCGCCGTGCCGCGATCATTTCAGACTGAAATGAAGCCGCCATGTTTCACCTGCCTGAATCGCCGCTGCGCAACGGAATCGAAGCGCGGCGGGCATGTCACTGTGTGGGGCTGCACTGTGCGCCGCATCCGCTTCGGCTATCAATGGGACTACGACGCCGGGGCGAACATGCCACGGCAGTGCGCGCAATACACTCAACATCTGGAGGTCGAGCATGAGCTGTGATTTCATCCGTGATCTGATCGCGCGTCTCGGCGAAGCCATCCAGCGCGATGGCCGATTCAGCGAGGAACTTGCGTTGTCGATCGAACAACAGATTCGGCGCGATTGGGGCGGCGAGCGGGTGTACATCGCCAAATCCGGCGAAGATGCCAGGCTCGAAATGTCGCGCCGCAACCAGTGCATCATCCGCGACCTGAACAACGGCGAGCGCGTCGATCTGATCGCGCGGCGCTACAAAATCAGTCGCCGCATGGTGTACAAGGTGTGGGATCAATACCTGGCCAATCGCAAGCGCAAGATGTGACCGTTTTGCCTTAACAGTTCACACAATCGCCATGCAGACTGTCAGCATGGCTCAAATACCAACTACCGTCCCGGTCGCCGTCACGGCTGGCGATACGCTGCAATGGCGCATCTCGCTGGCAGATTATCCGGCAAGCGCAGGCTGGACGCTCAAATACCGGCTGATCAACGCCGGCCACAAGTACGACA